CGGCTTCACGAATTACACCGCCGAAAGCTCCGACGTTAAGCAGGCGGGATGGACGAAGGGGAATGCAAAGGAAATTCTCCCGACACAGCACAACAACGACCTGCAGACCTATCTCCGGGCGCTGGAGGAGAACAACCTCAGACCGCGGTTCGAGCGGTTCCTCGACAACCCAAACTACATGAAGCTCGTCAACGAGACGCGGCGCTCCGCGCTGGAGACGCCTGCGGTGCAGCCGGTGTTCGACGTGGAGGCGGCAAAAAAGTCCCTGATCGGCATGATCAAGGACGGCGGATACTTCCAGCACATCGGCGGCAGCGTGGACAGAATGTACGAGATCGCCTCGGACCTCAGCCAGAGGATTTACGACGGGGCGAAGTTCTCGGACCGCGATTCTGCCGGGCGGGAGCTTTCGGCGGAGCAGGCGGAATATTTCAAGGACTCCAAGGTGCGGGACAAGGACGGGAACCTGCTGGTTATGTACCACGGGACTGGGGATAACTTCACGACGTTTGATCGCGCAAAAATCGGAGGTAATTTCGGGCAAATCAGCGACCTCGGGTTTTACTTTACGCCGTACTATGAGGACGCAAGAGGCTACGCTTCTAATCATCGTGCAAAAGGTCATGTCATGCAGGCTTATCTAAATATCACGAATCCTCTAATCGTAGAGGATGAAGGATGGGGTAGTGCTGCCAATCAAGCCGATGTCAGACACGGCGATCTGCTGCGCTGGGCAAAGGATGGCGGACATGATGGGATCATTGTACGGTCTATTGATGAGGAGTTCTTGGACGAAGGCGGCAATCCGGATACGGTATATATCGCATTTTCGCCGGAGCAGATCAAGAACGTGGACAACCTTTCCCCAACCAAAAATCCGGACATCCGGTATTCTGAGCGCGTCACGGACAAAAAAACGCTGGACTTCCTGAACCGGCAGAAAACCGTCAAGACCTATAAGACCATGCAGCTTGTGGACGGGAAACTCTATCCTCCTATGGCAGCGCGGACGAATGGTCAGTACGAGGACTACAGCGTTCTCGGACAGTGGGAGCAGGCGACGGAGCATCCGGAGCTGGTCCGGGACGGAAAGTACAAGCTCGACAAAGGCAAGGGGCAGGGAAGCATTTCCGCTGCGTACAATCCCTATATGCACTCCTCGAACCTTGTGCTCAACGACCAGTTCAGCGGCGCGTATGCGCGTCCGAACCTCGTTACCGTAGAATGCGAGGTGCCGGTCAGTGAGCTGACGAGCGGCTACCGCGCAGATGGTGCAAAGGACGCGGTCGGCTGGCATGCGTGGCACACCGGCACTGTGGCGGGGCAGCTCCGGGCAAAGACCGGAACAGAGCGGCAGGTGCTGCTCTCCAGATGGATCAAGCCTGTTCGGATTCTCCCCGATGCAGAGGTCGCGCAGATGTACAAGCGCCTTCTGAGCGGAACGGACATTGCTGTTCCGGACAATGTTGTAACGCCGTCTCTGCTGCGCGAGCTGCGCAAGGCTGGCGTGAGCATCAAGGAGAGCGGACGAGTCACAGCGCTGAATGCGCAGGAGGGCGTGAAGTTCTCGGAGCGCGGAAGTTGGTATGACGATCAGCAGACGCTCCAGGACTACGAGGTCGAAATTGCCATTGCAGACGCCATGGACCACGGGGATTCTGGGTACGACAATCTCATCCGCGTTGGTAGAATGCCAAGGTTTGTCCGCAATCTTGTTGGCATAGACGGAGACTTCTATCTCTACCGAAACCACGCCTACGAAAACATTGTGTCAGAGAAGCGTGCCAAGCAAGACGGCAGGCAGACCGTCAGAAACGGTAAAAAAATTCACTTCCACGCAATCGGGGAAGTGAAGATGACACAGGCTATTATGAGTTTGGAGAACCCGGTCCTTACGATTGGGGAACGAACCAGACACGGAAACCCTGCAATCAAAATGGTTCTTCCGGTTACCGCCGAGAATGGGCTTCCGCTGTATGCTGCACTGAGTTTCTATGATCCGCAGAACATCAACGGCAAATTCGACAGAAGACCGCACATTGTCCTGACCATATCCGATGGGATCCTGTACTCCAATGGGGATCATGAGGGCTATGTCGAGAGCATCAACCGCGCCATTGCAGACGGGAATGTGCTCAGTTACGACAAAAAAAATAGGGCAAAGCTGTCAGTGATAGCCCAGCACACGAGGTTGGGTAATATAACAGACAGTGCCCTTACTGTTAATCTATCACGTTTCCGTGAGTATGTCAACAACTTCCGAGCGAGAAACAAAATAAATTATCAGGAGCGCGACACAGTCTCAACGGAGATAGCGACGCTGCAGCGGGACCTGCGGCAGATGCGGGCGGAGCTGAAGCGGTTGAAGGGCAGCGAGGGACAGGTGGACCTTGCGGCGGCGGCGCAGTATGACGCCCGGGAAGCCCTCCGGGCGGCGAAGGCCGACGCGAAGGAGGCGCGGGAGCAGGGCATCCTCGCCGGACAGATGGCCCAGGGGCGGCAGGACGCAAAGGCCATGAGCCGCCTTGAGGCGAAGCTGGCGCAGGAACGCGCGGCCGGCGCTGAGGGCCGGGAAGCCCTCCGGACGGCGAACCGGGACATCCGGGCCAGGGACAAGACCATCGCCCGGAACGACGCCGCGATCCAGCGGCTGCAGGACCGGATCGCCAGAACGGAGGAGCGGCTGAACGACCGCATCGCCGAGCAGCGGCAGCGGCTCAAGGACTACCGGGAAAACCGGAATGAGACCGAGGCGGCGCGGAGACAGCGCGCACAGATCGAGGCCCGCTGCGAGGAGCTGACCCGGATGCTCACCCAGAACAACGACAAGCAGCACATCCCGGAGCCGCTGAAACAGCCCGTCAAGGAGCTGCTGGAGGCACTTGCGCCGTCACGCTTCTCCCAATCCATGCAGGAGAGGGGCACGGAGACCCAGGCGGATGCACGGCTCGTGCGGTCCCTGGAGAAGATCCGGAGGGTAGCGGCGGACCAGGCGCAGGGCAAGCTCAGCGACCTCGGGTATCTCGACCTGCCGCCGGAGTTCCTGGATGACATCGACGATATCTTCCGGTTTGTCTCGGACGGGCAGACGGAGCCGCTCTACGCCATGAATTCCGCCCAGCTCAAGGAGCTGAACCAGGTGCTCACGGTCCTGACCACGTCCATCAAGCAGATCAACCGGCTCATTACCGCCGGGCACTTCGAAAGCGTCCGCGACGCCGCCGAGGCCACGGCCCTGGACCTGGATTCCATGCGGGAGCGGAAGCTGCACTTCGGGCTGGATTCCAAGGCGGGCAAGGCGGAGGACGTGCTGCGGAACTTCCTGAGCTGGAAGAACACCACGCCGTACTATGCCTTCCGGCGCTTCGGCGAGGGCGGGCAGGACATGTTCCGACGCCTTGCGGACGGCTGGGACCGGCTGGCCTTCAACTCGGACCGGATCATCCGCTTTGCAGAGGACACCTACACGGAGCAGGAGGTCAAGGCCTGGGAGAAGGAGAAGCACACACTGAAAACCGAGGCGGGCCGGGAGCTGACGCTCACCACCGCGCAGGCCATGGAGCTTTATGAGCTGTCCAAGCGCGAGCAGGCGCAGGGGCACCTCTACGGCGGCGGCGTCCGCATCTCCGGGCAGGGCATCCGGCCCGTGCTGCTCACCGTCGCAGACGTGGAAGACGCCGCAGGGCTTCTCAGTGAGCGGCAGAAGGCCGTCGCGGACAAACTCCAGCAGTACATGGAGATCCAGGGCAGCGCCTGGGGCAACGAGGTCAGCATGGAGCGGTTCGGTTTCCGGTACTTCACGGAGCCTCATTACTATCCCGTCGTCTCCGACAGCAACGAGCTGATCGCCCGGGACACGGAGGCGCAGGAGAACAGCATGTTCCGGCTGCTCAATCTCTCGGCCACCAAGGGCCTGCGGGAGGGCGCGAACAACGCCATCGTCATCGGCAGCATCTTCGACACCTTCGCAAACCACATGTCCGACATGGCGAAGTACAACGCGCTGGCGCTGCCCATCCTTGACACCATGAAATGGTTCAACTACCGGGACACCGTGAAGAACGGGGCCGGGCAGCTCCTGACGCAGAACGTCAAGCAGTCCATCGAGGCGGTCTACGGCTCCGATGCGCTCCGGTACTTCACGACGTTCATCAAGGACCTGAACGGCGTCAGCGAGGGCGGGCGCGGCGAGGGCTTCGCGAACAAGATGATCTCCAACTACAAGGTCGCGGCGGTGGCGGCGAACCTCAGAGTGGCGCTCCTCCAGCCGACGGCTTACGTCAGGGCGGCGAACGTCATCTCCCCGAAGTATCTGACCCTCGCCCTGAAAAACGCGCCCAAGGCCCTGTGGAACGCCTCCGGCAACGTCTTCCGGGGAAGCCGGAACGGGCTGACCGGCGAGATGCTGGAGCACAGCGGCATCGCGCTCTGGAAGTCCCTGGGCTTCTACGACACGAACATCGGACGCGGTGTCCGGGAGCAGATCAAGAACGCAGCGGGCATCAAGGAGAAGGTCGTGGAGAAGTCCATGTCCCTTGCGGAGCTGGGCGACACGGCGACCTGGACCGTTATCTGGTCGGCCTGCAAGCTGGAGCAGCAGGACCGGGGCTACAGCGGCGATGCGCTGCTGGAGCGGACGGCGGAGCGGTTCCGCGAGGTGGTCTATGCGACGCAGGTCGTGGACAGCACCATGACGCGCAGCCACATGATGCGGAGCAAGTCGACGTTCTCCAAGCTCTCCACTGCCTTCATGAGCGAGCCGACGCTCTCCTACAACATGCTGCTCGACGCGGCAATGGGCATTCAGGAGGTGAACCGGAGAGGCGGCAACGGCTGGAAAGCCCAGGGCGGGAAGCTGCTGCGGGCCTTTACGGTCTTTGCCTCGACGGCGGCGGCCAGCGCCTTGGTGGAATCCCTCTTCGACGCCTTCCGGGACGATGACGACGAGGACGCGATCACGAAGTTCATCAACGCGCTGTTTGGGGAGAAGCTCCTGGACGGGAACCTCGGGCAGAACCTGCTCCCCATCGATTCTCTGCCCTACCTCAAGGACGCGGTCAGCATCCTGCAGGGCTACAGCAACGAGCGGATGGACACGGAGTTCATTTCCAAGATCGTGAATGCTGCGAAAATCTGGGCGGAGACCTACAAGCTGGAGACCGGGGAGCTGGAAAAGGCGACGAAGGTCACGAGCTACGGCAGCATGACCACCTGGGGCAAGGTCTACAAGACGCTGGACGCGCTGTCCTCGACCGCCGGTCTTCCGCTGGCGGCGACCACGCGGGAGGTCACGTCCATCTGGAACGCGACCATCGGCGCGATCTCGCCGCGGATGAAGATCAAGCGTTACGAGAGCAAGGACCAGAAGCTCGAATGGCTCTACGGCTTCGCCCGGTCCGGCAGCACGGCGGACTACGAGAAGGAGCTGGAAGGCCTGCGGAAGACCTTCCCCGGGGGAAAGACCGGGGAGGAGATCACCAAGAGCATCCAGGACGGCCTACGCGGGAAGATCAAGGACCACTACCTCGACGGAGACCTCACCGAGCAGGAGGCGCAGAGGCTCATCGAGCGGTACACGGGCCGCGACGCAGAGGAGGCGGAGGACGATGTGAACCGCTGGCACTACCAGAGAGACACCGGGGACACGGACGCGAGCGCATCTATGGCGGCGGCCTGGTACGGCATCGCCGAGCCCGCCGGGATCGACCGGGAGACCTTCGCGGCGGCCTGGGCGTTCCACAACGACGTCGAGGGCGACAAGGACAGCAGCGGGAAGACCGTTCCCGGCAGCGTGAAGCAGAAGGTCGTGGAGTACATTCAGGCCCTCGGCCTTGGGCGGGAGCAGGAGAAAGCCCTGTGGGACGCGCTCAAGGGGAACTGGAAGGACACGGACACGCCGTGGGAATAACCGGCGGCGGAAGAACGGGCGGTCCGGGGGTAGAACTCCGGGCCGCCTTTCCTGTATGCTGAACGAAGACGAAGGAGGGAGAAAGGCATGATCCAAATCAGCGCGGACCGGCAGAGGGCGCGGTGCGTCCGGTCGGCGAATGAGCGCATTACCACGGGCCTGACGGGAAAGACGGTAACGTTCCGGCTCGGCGAGGGCTGGGAGAACGTCACCGCCCGGACGGCGGTCTTCGAGGGCAGCGGCGTCACGAAGGACTGCCTCATCGAGAACGGGGCGGCGGTGATCCCGCACGAATGCCTCACGGTGCCGGGCGGGGTGCTGCGCTGCGGCGTCTACGGCGTCGAGGGGGACAAGAAAACGCCGACCGTCTACGCGGAGCTCGGGCAGATCGAGCGGGGCGCGGACCCCAGCGGGGACACGTCCACGGACCCGACGCTGGCCGTCTGGGCGCAGATCCTCGCAAAGATGGGCAGCCTCGACGACCTCACGACCGAGGCGAAGAACACCCTCGTCGCGGCCATCAACGAGGCGGCGCAGACGGGCGGGGGCGGCGGAGACGGCGGCTATCTCTGGCGGCCCACGGTGAGCGCGGCGGGAGAGATCAGCTGGGAGCGGTCCAAGTCCACCACGGCCCCGGCGGCGGAGAGCATCAAGGGGCCAAAGGGCGACCAGGGCGCGAAGGGTGAGGCCGGCGCGCAGGGGCCGACAGGACCGCAGGGCCCCGCAGGCCCACGGGGAGAGACGGGCGCAAAGGGCGCGACCGGGCCGCAGGGGCCGGCAGGACCGGCAGGCTCCGACGCCAGCGTGACCAAGGCGAACATCACCGCCGCCCTGGGCTACACGCCAGCGGACGCGCCGGATGCGCTCATCTGCACCATCAGCGGAGCGGGCACGGACGCAAGCCCATATGCCTGCGACAAGACCACCGCGGAAATTGATGCCGCGATCCAGGCCGGGAAGACCGTACAGGCGAAGCTGGAAGGATTTTACTATCCGCTTGTCGCCCGCACCGGCGTCCAATCGTGCGCATTTGCCGGAGCGTACAAGGCGGCAAACACCGTGCGCACGATTATTGTGACCCAAAACGGGACGGTGATGGTCCGGTCGATTAATATGGAGAACGCGGCCAACAAAACGACCGCCCTCTCCGCAAGCTCCACCGACACCCAGTATCCCGGCGCAAAGGCCGTGTGGAACGCAATCCCGCACCCGGAGGCCAAGACCGACGCCATGACCCAGGCCGTGGGCAAGGACGCAGACGGCAAGCTGTGGACCGCGCCGGGGGGCGGCGGAGGCTCAAGCGGCATCGAGCTGGTGTATACCTGGACTGCGGACGGGACGACCATGTCGGCAATAAATGACCTGACGACCGAGCCGGGAAAGCTGTATTTTTGCGAGACGATCGTCATCAATAATGCCGATTTGACCGCCAACGTTACAACGCCTATTGTAAACGTCAAGATCGGGTCGGAGGGGAACACATTTACCGGTATGATGGTGGGGACGGTCACCGGACAATACAAGTACTCGATCTTACAATCCAGGTGGACGTTTTTCGTGTTTGGGGGGACGATCCACTCGGTGTCCGACCGGACGCAAAACTCGCAAAACGTCCCAACAAATAGCGCGTACAAAGCAAACAAAATATACATCTACTCCGCAACATCCGGCGTCAACATCATCAGCGGGACAACCGTCAACATTTACAAAATGGGGTGAGCAAAATGAGAATCAGCGAATACGGAGTGATCCGGGACATGACGCAGGAAGAAGAGGCGGAATACAACGCCATGCTGGCCGCGCAGCCTGCGCCGGAGCCGACGGCGGAGGAGCGGCTGGAGGCGCTGGAGGCGGCGATGCTGGAACTTGTGATGGGAGGCACGGAGTAAATGGTACAGTTTTTGACCTTGCAGGTGCGGCTGGGGCGCATCACGCTGTCCCAGGTGCCCGCAAAATACCGGGAGGCCGTCCGGGCCGCCCTGAACGCATAAGGAGGGACAAGCCATGCAGATCACAGAGGCCATCTGCACCGGCAACAGCCGGTACAGGGCAAACCAGAGGCTCACGCCGCGGGGCGTGGTGCTGCACTCCATCGGCACGCCGCAGCCATCTGCACAGGTGCTGCGGGACTACTGGGAGCGCAACGGCTCGCCGTACGTCGTGCACTACATGGTGGACGATCACCAGGTGCTCCACTGTATGCCGGACAACCGCAAGTGCTGGCACGTGGGCAGCCCCGGCAATGCGAAGTGGATCGGCATTGAGATGGGCGAGCCGTCACAGATCCATTACACCAGCGGCGCGCGGTTTACCGTCAGCGACCTGGAGGCCGCGAGGAACTACACGCTCCGGACCTACAAAAACGCGGTGTGGCTCCTGGCACAGCTCTGCCGGAGGTACGGCTGGGACCCCTACACGTGCATCGAGACCCACTACAACGTGACCAGGCGGGGCCTCAGCAACACGGACCACGTGGACCCGCAGCACCTCTGGGACGGCCTGGGCCTGGGCATCGATCTTGCCAAGCTCCGGCGGGACGTGGCGGCGGAGCTTGGCAGCGCAAGCCCGGCCCCGGCGGACGAGCACCCCACGCTCTCCAGGGGCAGCTCCGGCGAGGCCGTGGTGAGGATGCAGCAGCTCCTCATCCGGGCGGGCTACAACTTCTCGCCCTGGGGCGCGGACGGCATCTTCGGCGACTACACGGACAGCATCGTCCGGGCTTTCCAGAGCAAGAGCGGCCTGAGCGCCGACGGCATCTGCGGGAGGCTCACCTGGGCGGCGCTGGAGGCCGCAGGGACCGCGGCGGGCAGGAGCGGCAGGCTGGTCCGCATCAAGGCACAGAGCGGCCTCAACGTCCGCAGCGGCCCCGGGACGGGCTACGACGTGGTCAAAACGCTGGCCTACGGCGGCGCGTACACCATCGTCGAGGAGCAGGGCGGCTGGGGGCTGCTGAAAGCATACGCGGACCGGCGGAACGGGTGGGTGTATCTGGCTTACACGGAGGAGGTGAAGTGAAATGTTTTCGGAAATTGTGACCACCGCCTCCGGGCTCGTGTGCCTGCTCACGCTGCTGTCGCTGCTCATCAAGCCGGTGCGGGAATGGCTGCTTGGCATCAAGGAGCAGCGGAAGAGCACCAAGGAGCAGCAGGAGGGCATCAAGTGCCTGCTCCGGGCGGAGATCGTCCGCCTGTACTACAAGCACCAGGACAGCCAGACCCTCCAGGAATACGAGTGGGGGATGCTGGACGCGTGCTATCAGGCGTACCGCCGCCTGGGCGGCAACTCGTTTATTGTGAAGTTGTACGAAGAAATGAAGGACTGGAGCATTGCCCGATAGGAGGGGCGTACTTATGATTGATTTCGGTATTGCAACCGTGGTGGCCATCACCGTGCTGTGCTATCTCGTGGGCCAGGCGGCGAAGGCGACGAAGCTGGACAACAAGTGGATCCCCGTCATCGTCGGCGTGTCCGGCGTGGCCCTGGGCCTCCTCGGCCTCTACACGGGCATGGTGGACTTCCCGGCCACGGACCCCATTACGGCGGCGGCGGTCGGCGCGGCATCCGGGCTGGCGGCTACGGGCGTGAATCAGGCCATCAAGCAGCTAAAGGAGTAATACTATGCCGGTCATCCGCGACATTCCGGTCTACGCTGTGCGGGAGCGCGACGGGAAGATCAAGCGCCTCCTGCAATCGCCGGACGCGGAGCTGGTGTCGCTGGTGACCGGTCTCGTCAACCTGACGGAGGCAGAGAAGACGGCGGTCGATCTCTGCCTCCGGCGCGGAATGACGCAGGAGCAGGCGGCGGAAACGCTCGACTGCAGCGTCGAGGCGATCCAGAAATGGAGCCGGAGCGCGAAGAACAAGCTCTGGACGGTATGGTCCGGGCGATGGTGGATCCGGAAGCTGATGGAAGAATGAAAGCAGCCCCTGCGGGGGCTGCTCTTTTTACGCTCTTTTTACGGCTCTCGTCCGTGGTGGTTTTGCCTCCCCAATGGCACACTGGACATAGACCGGAGGTGCACATCCGGGACTACAGAACCGAAAGGGGCACATACCATGGAAATCAATGAAAAGCAGGGCAGCTCCGGCGTAGCGAAAGCCGGTCTGACCACGGGCATCATCGGCACGTCCCTCGGCGCGCTGGCCGGTCTCGGTGAGCTGGCGGGCTGGGGCAGACGCTCCGCTCCGGTCGATGCGGCGGCATCGATGGCGGCTCCGGCGCTTGGCGCGGCGTTTGCTGCGATGGTCGGCAAGGGAAGCTGCAGCGAGGACCACACGGTGAACCGCTATGAGCTGGCGCAGGAGCAGGAGATCGCCAAGCTGCGCAGCGACATCGCCCTCCGGGACGCGAACACCTACGGCGACCAGAAGATGCTCGAAATGTACAAGTACATTGACGGGCAGCTCAATGGAATCCGCGAGGAGCTGTGCGGCCAGAAGGTCGTAAATCAGGCGAACAAGGACAGCTTCCAGCTCGTCAGCGAGCGCCTGATGGGCGTGAAGTCCGAGCTGGAGTGCCAGATCCACCGGGAGCGCGACGAGCGCAAGTGTGCCGACAACGCCATCGTGACGTACACCAACGCCACCTTCTATCCGAAGATGGTCGCGGACGTCACGACCGGAACCGGCACCACGGCACAGAACACCTACAATCCGCTGCCGTGCGACTGCTGCTGCAAGTGACCGACAAGGCGGGGAGGGCGACCTCCCCGCGCACATAACAGGAGGGCTATATGGTATCCATGGAACAGATCAAGGGCGGGCTGACGCGCTATCTTGACGCGGAATTCGCGCCGAAGCTGCCGCGCGGCGACTTCGCGCAGAACATCCGGGCAGGCGGGGCCGTTGCCTGGTGCGTCTACGCCATCCGCCGCCTCGACGCGCTGCTGCCCGCATGGGCGGCGAAGGCCGGGCTGGACAAGCTGGGGGCCATCGACGGGGACGGGAACGTGGACCTCGATGGGCTGCTGGAGGCGGTGCGTCCGCAGATCGGCCCGGAGGGCATGGGCATTGAGGTGCCCGTGCTGGGCAGCATCACGCTCTACCCGGCGGACCTGGACACCCTGGCCCGGTACATCAAGGAGGCATGACATGATTACGACACAGGACGTGCGGGCGGAAATCGACGAGCTGATGCAGGGGAAAATGTCCTGGCAATCGCTGGAGCGGCTGAACCTGCTGCTGCATGTCGAGCACCGGATGAAATGCCGCGAGGCCGCGCCGCTGGACATGGAGACCGCCCGGGAATGGACGGCGCACATGGTCAACAGCGACGGGAGCCGCGGGCCGCGCTGGTCCGAGGAGGAGACCAGGCAGGTCATGGCGCAGCGGGGCTGGAGGCTGGACGAGGCGGCCTTCTACGCCGTCATGAATTCGCTCTGGTCCGACTACGGCGCGACCATCCAGCGCCGGGGGATGGACAGCACGGACCTCTGGGCCGACCTCGCCCGGGACTGGCTCTGCGACGAGGACGCCAGGAGGGACAAGGCGGCCAGGTATTACGCGGACATTGTTGCGCACTGAAAGAGGAAATGGCAATGGAGCAGAGGCCATTGCCATTTTCGTTGCCATTTTCATTGCCATTTTTTATTTGAGAGCTACGGAAACGGGCGTATAAACGCTAAAATATGCAGATTCATATTCACGGAATCGGGCGGAAATGTTGGAAAAGTTCTGATATAGGCAGAAAAACACCGAACATTCTTAGAATGTTCGGTGAATTGTTTTGGTGACCCGTACGGGAATCGAACCCGGATGAAAAGTGCGAAAACGCTTGGAATCATGCGGGTTATTTTTATTCATTGCCATTTTCGTTGCCGTTTTTGAAAAATGCGCCCATCTGGGCGGCGTATTTTTTTGAATCGGCGTTGGCGAGGTGCGTGTAGATTTTGTGCATGGTGGCGTAGTCATCCCAGCCGCCGACTGCGGCGGTGTACTTCTCCGGCAGACCGAGGTGGTATGCGAGGCTGGCGAAGCTGTGGCGCAGGCCGTGGACGCCGACGAGCGGGAGGCCGAGGCTGCCGCACACCCGATTTGTGACCGTGTAAAGGTATTCCTTTGAATGTGTATAGACGCGCCCGGTGCTGCGCGCGGCGTTCGCTTCGGCAAGCTCCAGGAGGCGCGGGATCATCACCGGGACATCGCGCCGCCCGGCGGCGGATTTGTTCGTCTGCTTATCGACAAGCTTTCCCTCCTCGTTCAGGACGGACGCGCCGCGGACGCGGATCACGCGGTTCTTCCGGTCAATGTCGCCCCAGGTCAGCTTGAGGATTTCGGAACGGCGGAGGCCGTGCAGCGCGAGCAGCGCACCTGCCTCTACGGGCTTCCCCCGCATTCCGTCCAGGAACAAATGGATCTGGTCCGGCTCCAGAAATGGGTGCTCCTTCGGGACCACTTCCTCCAGATTTACAGGGACGGTCCGCCCGGTCGCCTCGCGGATGGCGGAGGCAATCGTGCACCAGGCGTTCTGAACCGTCTTCGGAGAGACCGCCGTGCCGCGCCGCGTGATGATCTTGTACTCGGCGTTCACCGCGCGCTGAAAGTCTGCATCCGTCAGACGGCAGACGGGGCGGTCCATGATGCTCTGGAACCGGTTCTTCTGGTCCGAGCGATAGCCGCGGACCGTGGACGGGGAGCGGACGGCGCGCGCCTCGATGTACCGGTCCATGCATTCGCGGACCGTGAGCGGGGAATCCTTCCGCGCCTGCCTGATCCCCGCCTTGACCGCCATGGCTTCGGCCAGGGCGGCTTTTTCTGTTTCGGCGGTGATGGAGACGTCTTCACCGTTCACCCGGACACGGCAGTGCCAGGAGCCGGAGGGGAGCTTTCTTGCGGTGGGTGTTTTCATAGGCGGCACCAGGCGAGCCGGAAGGCAGGGCGGACGGAGGCCTCGAGGCCGAGGGACCCGCGGAACCAGCCGACGTCGCGGTTCAGGATGTCAAAGGCCATCAAAAGCGTAAAAAAAATAACGCACAGGGCGAGTGCGATTGTCAGACGCCTGATGCGGGCCTTTGCCTCGGCCAGCTGGGCCTTCAGGGAGGCAATCTGACTTTCGTACAGCTCGACGGTGGAGGCGAGCTGGCGCTCGTAGAGCTCGCGGGTGGCGGCCAGGGTGGAGGCGGGGACCATCTCGACGCCCTGCGGGGCCTGCGGGATGTCCTGCGGACTGACAGGGGCGGGTGTGCCAGAATTGACAGGGGTGTGCCAAGGGCCTGCGGAGGGCTGCATGGCATCCGTCAGGGCGTCCACGATCTCCGGATTGGGACGGACGCGGCCCTCCATGTGATTCCGGATCGTAGAGGACGGGATTCCGGTCTCGCGCTCCAGATCACGCCAGGATTTCCCACTTTTCCGCTTCATCCGCATCAACTCATTTTCCTGCTGCACATCCTCGCTTCCTTTCTGAAATGCCCTGCGGAAAACCCGCAGGGTGTGTCACGATTCCCGCACTTGACTGACAGGGTGTGTCAGGCTTACGATGAGGCCACCAAACAAAAGGAGGCGGAACCACATGAAGGTGCGGGTCATAAAACGTCATAGGGTCAGGGTCCGGAAACGCCGGAGGAAGTCGCCTCCCAAGCTTGGGAGGCCGGGGCCGTAACTACGGCCCCGGATCATCCTGTTCGTTTCCGACTTCGTCGCTGGTGTCTTCCGGCTTCTGCGATGCCGCCCTTAGGACGAGGAAGCCACCGGCGATGACAGCGAGCACAATAACAGACCCCTCCGGACCGAGGGAAGACCCGATCAAGGCGACGGCACCTAAAGCGAGACCGGCAAGAAGTTTCCCGCCAACTGTCAATATGACTGCGTTCTTCGTCCGTTCGGCGTTGGCTTTCGCGGCTTCTGCTTCCGCTTGCTCGTCGCGCTCCGGGTATACCCTGGAGGGCGGGGTGTACTCGTCCTCATCATTAAAATGGAAAAAATCCGCCAGCTTGCTTTTGAATGACATTTGACTTCCCTCCTGCTTCTCTATTCCATATACGAATAGTAGCACTTTATCCATAAAAAAGAAAGGCTTATCGTTAAAATTTGGAGACAGTCACAATTCTGGCTGTCGGAATTGGAGGAAATGCACATGGAAAAAGCCGCAAACCACGCAAATTTCGCGCAGCTCACGGCTGTTTTGAACGGGATGCCATGTCCAAAGGGGATGCTCCGGGCCCTACTTGGCGTCCTCGCCTCCGAACCACTGCCGCAGGGCAGCAACCACGGAGAGGAGGAAGCGCAGATCCTCGTCCGTTAAATCCTGCCCGCGCGGGACGAGACCGGCGGAATAGAACGCCTCCATCACTTCTTCCACACGGAGCGCCTCTGCATCTTCGGATGCGGGGGCGTTTTCTGTTTTTGGGGGATCGTCGAAGTCTGCCAATCGTTTCCCCAGTGCGTCAGCGATTGCCTTCACGGTCTCAAGAGTAGGGGCTTTTGTCACACCGCCTACAATTTTTGTCAACGTTCCTTTCGGAACACCAGATCGCTGCGCGAGTTCATCAATTGTCATGCCGGCTTCTTTCCGGTACTTGGTTATAAGTTCCGCGAGTTCCAACTGTATCATCTCCTTATTCGGTATTGTTCTATGTCGGTATTCTAATTCTTTCCACAGGAAATGTCAACAAGAAAATCCCGTTTGCGGGATTAAAATTTGCAAAACAGTATTGACAAATCCCGCATACGGGATTATACTATGGTTACAACATCCCGAAAACGGGAACGGAGGTGATACGATGGTACAGTATCCGGTACTTGTTGGCGAGATTGCCAAGCGAGGAATCAAGAAGAAAGTCATTTGCGAGAGCATCGGCGTTTGCGATACGTCGCTCCGGAGAAAGCTGGACGGAAAAGTCCCGTTTACATGGCCCGAGGTCAAGACGATTTCGCACCGCTTTTTCCCCGACATCCCGCTGGACGAGCTGTTTGCGGAGAAGGAGGAGAGGGCATGAAGAGGGACGAGAGCATCATGAAGCAGATCCGCCGGTACGATCGAAGCCAGAAGTTTTGGAGGATCGCGGAGCCCGTGCTGCTGGCGATGGCGATTTTCAACACCTGCGTCTGCGTGGCGTGCGGTATCCTGAGCATTATCATGCTCATCCAGCGATGCTGAAAACCGAGGCAACGGCAGCCACGGCAGCGAAGAACGTTGAGATGACGCTGCATGCGAGGGCGAGGCGCGTTTCCTTCAAAGCCCTGCGGTGCTCCTGCTCCGCGAGGAGGGCGTCCTCCCCGGAGAAGGTGATCCAGATTTTATCCAGCCCGTCCGGGCAGACGGCATAGCCCTTCCAGACGAGGTAATCCAGGGCAGTGAAGGCGACGTCGACCTCCATCCCGGCATCATGGAGGAATACCTGACGGTGCTTTGGGAACTGCTCCGAGGAGCCGGAGAGGGCGAGGAGCTGGCGGAATATGGGATCAGACACAACGATCATCCTTTCTCGGGTGAGATATTCCAAGTGTATCACCGGGGAGGGAGAAATACAAGAAAGGAGAATGGAAATGCCGAGGACACACTTCACCCTGGAGGCGGACCGGCTGCGGGACCTCTCGAAGCTCATCGACCGGTACCGGCGGATCGAGGAGCTGACGAGGGAGGAGCTGGCCAAGCGGCTGGTCATGAGCCCCACGACGCTGGCGGACCGGTTCAAGCGGCACCCGGGGAAATGGACCATCGCCCAGCTCTGGACGGCGGCGGCGGTCCTGCACATCCCGGCGGAGGAGATCGACAAGGCGCTCTGCGCCGGAACAAAGAGGAGGTAGCGAACATGGAACGGCTTGACACCTGGATTTTGCTGGGCTTCGGCGCGGCGGTGCTGCTGATGTGGCTCTTTGCGCTGCTGGACGGGCGGCGGGAGCACATCCGGGCCCTGGAGAAGGAAAACGCCGGGCTGCTGCGGGAGGCGGCGGAGGCCCGCTTCGAGCTCCAGACCATCCGCGCCCGGTACGACGCGAAGCGGGACCACCTGTGCCTCGTCCGGGACGAGGAGATCGAGCGGCTGAACCGGGAGATCGGGAGTTGGGAGAAGAAGTACCGCACCCTGGAGGACGCCATGCACCGCATGTGGCCGGAGGAGGGGACGGGGAAATGAGGAGGGGCTGGCTCACGGCCAATCCGGACTACCAGATCATCCGGCGGGGCCTGCGCAAGAAGCAGAACGGCCCGAACTGGGCGCTTCTGCGCTGGCGGATGCTCGGAGAGCTGAACCAGATGGAGGCGGCAAGGCGCTTCGGCGTGACCCAGTCCACCTACAGCAACTGGGAGACCGGGGCGACCCGGACCCCGCAGCGGGTCATGGACGACATAAAAAGCGCCGCCCCCGGTGCTGGAACACCATGGGGACGGCAAGGACAATCTACCAGATGATTATAGCATCATCGGAAAGGAAATGCAATGCATGAAATCAAGTTAATACAGCTCACGCTCGAGAATTTCAAGGGCATCCGGGCGAAGACGGTCCGCTTTGCGGGCGAAAACGCGACCATCTACGGCGACAACGCCACGGGGAAAACCACGATCTACGACGCCTGGCTGTGGCTCCTGACGGGCAAGGACAGCCTGGGGCGGGCCGATTTTGACATCAAGCCGCTGGACCGGCTCGGCAATGTCGCCGACCATGCGGCGCGCTCCTGCGCGGAGGCGCTGCTGGAGGCAGACGGCCAGACCGTCACCCTGCGCCGGGAATTCTACGAGCTGTGGACCAAAAAACGCGGCAGCACGGAGGCCACCTTCGACGGCAATTCGACGGACTTCTTTGTGGACGGGGTCCCGAAGCAGAAGCGGGGCTACGAGGAGGCCGTGGCGGAGCTGGTGCCGCCGGACAAGCTGCGGCTCCTCAGCGACACGGCGGCCTTTGCCGCGATGAAATGGCAGGACCGGCGGGCTGCGCTCTGCGAGATGGCCGGGATCGGAGATGACCGCGGGCTGATGCGCGAGGATCCGGAGTTTGCGCCGCTGCTGGAGGCCATGGGCCGGGGCAGCCTCGACGATCTCCGGGCCAGGCTCCGGGCGGGGCGGAGGAAGCAGAACGCACGCCTGAACGAGCTGCCCGTCATGATCGCGGAGAACCAGAAGATCGCAGAAGGCCTCCAGACGGCGGACTTCGATGCGCTCCGGGCCTCGCTTTCCGACCTGGAGGAGGACGAGCACCGGCTGACGGCGGCCATCGCCGCCGGTGAACAGGGCGACCTCCGGACCCTGGAGGCGGCAGTCGAGGCCGCAGAGCAGGAGACGGCACGACTGGAGCTGGAGAACCGGCGGTACCGGATGGATCAGGAGGCGGCTGCACCGGACCGCCGCGGCATGGAGGACGGGCTGCGCCGCGCGGAGCGGGACACCGGCAGACTGGAGGAGCAGCTCCGGCAGGCGCTCCGGCGCTATCGGTCCGACAAGGAGGACGCGGAGGCCAGCGCCGGTGAGGCGGAGCGGTTCCGCCGGTCCTGGGCCGCGGAAAACGCCCGGTCCTACGACGGAACGGACCTCTGCCCCACCTGCGGGCAGGCCCTGCCCGAGAAGCTGCGCCAGGAGGCGCGGGAGACCTTTTCCAGGCAGAAGACGGAACGCCTGAAGGAAATTCAGGCCATGGGCAGCCGGGCGGCGGAGCGCACCAGAGGCGCGGAGCGGCGCCTGGAGGAGGACAAGGACGCAGCGGCCCGTCTGGAGGGAGAGCTTGCCCTCGCAAAGGAAGAGGCGGACCGGCTCCGGGCGGCGCTGGAGGCCGCGGAGGCTCCTGAAATCCTGGATATGCCGGACTACGCGGAAAAGCGGAAGGAGGCGGCGGCGCGCGCCGCCAAGGCCCGGGAGGCGCTCCTTGCGGCCAGGGCGGACAGCCGGGCACAGACCGACGACCTCCGCCGCAAGCGCATGGCCCTCCGCGGCGAGATGGACCGCATCCGCGAGCTGCTGGCCAAGGAGACGGTCCTGCAGGCGACGAAGCAGCGGATCGAAGAGCTGACCCGGGAGCGCCGGACGCTGGCCGACGGCCTGGCGGAGCTGGACCGGATGGGCGACCTTGCAGACCGCTTCCTCCGCTGCAAAGCGGAGCGCGTGACGGAGCGCGTCAACGGAATGTTCCGCCTGGCGTCCTTCCGGCTGTTTCAGGAGCAGGTCAACGGCGCGCTGGCGGACTGCTGCGACATCCTCTGCGGCGGCGTGCCCTACGACCGGGGCCTGAACAACGGCGCGCGCATCAACGTCGGACTGGACATCCTCCGGACGATGCAGCAGTGCACCGGATACCGTGTGCCGGTGTTCGTGGACAACGCCGAGGCGATCACGGCCATGGAGCCCATCGAGACGCAGGTCATCCGCCTCGTCGTATCGGAGCAGGATAAGGAGGTCCGTATCGCATGAAGGTTGGAAGCAGAGCACGGTCCGCCATCCCGCCGGTGGAGCCCGGCACGTATTTCGCCGTATGCATCGGCGTGGTGGACCTCGGGGAGCAGGAGGTCACATACAACGGCAAGACCCGGTACACAAATCAGCTCCAGATCATTTTTGAGCTTCCGGAGGAGCTGATCGAGATCGACGGGGAGCAGCAGCCCCGGTGGCTCAGCCGCAAATTCACGGTATCGGCGTCGGCCAAGGGCAGCCTGCGGCCCTTCATCGAGGCCTGGCAGGGCAAGAAGTTCAGCGACGAGGCCTTTGCGGACTTTGAGCTGTTCGACCTGGCCGGGCGGGCGGCGCTGCTGTCCGTGGTCCTGAGCGAGGACGGGCAGTATGCCAACATCGCCAGCGCGGCGGCGATTCCGAAGGGGATGCCCGCGCCGAAGGCAAAGAGCGAGCTTATCACCTACGACGTGGAGGCCTGGGACGATGCGGCCTTTGAAAAGCTGCCGGAATACCTCCAGGAGCTGATCCGCAAATCGACCCAGTACCGCAGGGCGCACCTGCCGGAGGACGAGGTCTCCGTGGAGGCTGCCGAAAGGACGGCGGTGGAGGCCGCAGAGGAGGACGCGCCGCAGGACGGGGGTGACATCCCATTCTGACATTCACACCGTTGGCGTCCAGCTCGCACGGGAACGCCTACCTGGTGCAGGAGGGCGAGAGCCGCATTCTTCTGGAGTGCGGCATCCCCTTCAAACGCCTGCAGGCAGAGTTGGACTACCGAACGCAGGACCTCACGGGGTGCCTCATCACCCATGAGCACAAGGACCATGCTGGTCATGTGGGACAGCTGGTCAAGCGCGGCGTGCCGGTCTGGGCCAGCCCCGGGACTGTGCAGGCGCTCGGGCTGGACGGCATCGCGCCCCTGCTGATGTTCCGCGGCAGGCCGATGGGCGCGCCGCTCCGGGTCGGCGGTATGACCGTGGTGCCCTTCCGGACGGTCCACGACGCGCAGGAGCCGGTCGGCTACCTGATCCAGGGCGCGGACGGGGACAAGCTCTGCTTTGCCACGGACACGGCGGGCCTCGGCTACCGGTTCCCCGGAACGGCAGTGTTCGCCCTGGAGGCCAACTACGAAGAGCGGCTTCTGGAGCGGCACACGAGGATCCCGGATGGCGTCATCAAGCGCATCCGGAACAGTCACATGGAGATCTCCCGGCTCTGCGAATTCCTGGAAAAGCAGGACCTTGGCGGCTGCCGGGAGATCTGGCTGCTGCATCTCAGCGATGCGTCCAGCAGCGAAACGGAGTTCATTTATCAGGTCAGGCGGGCAACCGGCGGAAAAATCCCGGTCCGCGTGGCACAAAAATAGGAGGCAGCTCATGAACGAAGAACAGAGAACCAGTATTTTACAGATGGCACGCGGTGCCATTCAAGAACGGGCCGACTACGAGATGGCGCGTGTCCTGGACAACATCCTCGACCCGAACACGGAGGCCCGGGCGAAGCGAAAGCTCCAACTGACCATTGAGTTCCGCCCGGATGATGACCGCCAGGTGATCGCCGTCAGCGTGACGGCCAAGAGCGCACTCTGCCCGACGAATCCCGTTTCCACGTCGCTCTATATCACCGGAGATGAGCACGGCGAGGCGACCGCCGTTGAAATGGTCCCGAATATTCCTGGGCAGACGGATCTATTCGGGAGTGAGCAGGAACCCGCCGCCGTCCTGAGACTTGTGAAGAACGCCTAATGCTGAAAGGAGAACAAAAAATGCTGAAAGCTGCAATTGAGAAAATCGAATCCATGGTCCACCCCGAGAAGATCGAGTATGGCGGTTCGCTGTTCCTTGCAGGCGCTGACGGGCAGTATGTGCAGGTCCGCCCGGAACTCGATCTGCCGGAGACCATGCGCCTCCAGAGCCTTGACGCCCTCGCCACCATGGTCCGGGAGGAGGCCCTGCCGCGCTATGGCCGCGTGTATCTCCACGTTCCGGACCACCTGACTGCCGAAGCATTCCTTCCGTCGGCCCAGGAACGCCGGGAGGCTGCGCCGGTGCTCTACAGGGCCTGCGCAACGGACGTCCCCGGCTGGGACCCTGAGACCAAGCTCCAGTTCGAACGCGCCGCGGTCGCGCTCCAGACGCGCTTCCAGGACAGTCAGGACCGCGCGTATACGCTCCAGCTCCTGAGCCAGATCACGACCGGCGCAAAGATCACCTACAACGACATCGGCGTTGCGACGACCATCGTGACGCAGAAGGGCGTGTCCCTCCAGCAGAACGCGACGATCCGCCCGCTGGTGCATCTCCGCCCCTACCGCACGTTCCAGGAGCTGGAGCAGCCCGACGGCCTGTTCCTGATCCGCATCGACGAGCGCGGCATCACCTTCGCGGAGGCCGACGGCGGCATGTGGAAGCTCTCCGCGCGGAAGACCATCAAGGCGTACCTGGAGACGGCCCTGGCGGACCAGATCGAGGCCGGGCGCGCTGTCGTGATGCTGTAACGGCATTGGCCGGGAAGATCATAGAGGATTTTCCCGGCCAGTTTCGCATGAAAGGTGATAAGGTGATTAGGAGATGAATAAAAGACCGAATATTCATCCGCGGAAGCAGTTCACATTCTACCGGTCCTACCTGGACGCGCTGACCCCGCAGCCATATGAGATACAGGCGGAGGCCCTGCTTTCCGTGTGCCGGTATGCGCTGTACGGAGACGAGCCGAAAACGCTCTCGCCAAACGCCCGCACGATATTCGAACTGATCCGCCCGACGGTTGATTCCGGGCGCAGAAAGGCCGACAACGGGGCGCTTGGTGCCGCCAGCCGATGGCAAACCGATGGCAAGGGGCAAATCGATGGCAAGGGGCAAATCGATAGCAAGGGGCAAACTGATGGCAAGGGGCAAATCGATGGCAAGGGGCAAATCGATGGCAAGGGGCAAATCGATGGCAAGGGGCAAACTGATGGCGAGATAGAGATAGAGAAAGAGAAAGAGATAGAGATTGATTCTGAGAGTGATAGTAAAGCTATTGCTGCTGCTGTCGAGAAAATGATAACGGATTTTTCCGGAGGGAATGCCGCGACAGCCGACGCGCTCCGGGAGTATGCTGCGATGCGGGAGAAGAAAAACGGAAAGCAATTGTCTCCCACCGTGCTCCGGCTCGCGCTCGACGATCTTGCCAGGCTGACGCCGGACAGGGATGCACAGACCGCCATTGTCCGCAAGTCTGTTGAAAAACGCTGGACGTCCTTCTACGCGCCCGAGGTTGGCTCAGAATCGACGAACGCGGCCAACAACGAGAAATCATACGACGGAAAGAAAAATCCGGAAGAACGCGCACAGCGGCGCGAGATGGGAGGAGGGCCGGACAAGGGCTCTCTCGAATACCGGGCGGTGATGCGGATGATGGGCACGCCGCCGGAAGGAGGAGGTAATTCTGATGGAAATGAATAGTTATTCAGGAAAACGTATATACCCGAAGAACTGCCGCATGAACGGCTGTTTTGAATGGGCCATGTATGGCCGCAGGGCCTGCGTCGGCTGCGGGCACGACAAGGCGGAGCACGACCGGCGGATGAAGCTGCCGCTCCGCAAGGACGCGGACGGACTGCTGCGGATCCATGTGGAGGAGGAAGCGGCAGACAATGGGGTGAGCCGATGAACGCTTTGCTGAACTATCCCGGCGCGAAGTGGGGCATGGCGCAGCGGATCATTTCGCTGATGCCGCCGCACCGGTCCTATCTCGAACCGTTCTTCGGGTCCGGGGCGGTGCTGTTCCGCAAACCGCCGTCCGCTATCGAGACGATCAACGACATTGACGGCGACGTCGTGAATTTCTTTCGCGTGCTCCGGGAGCGCCCGGACGAACTGGCGGGACATCTTGCGATGATCCCGTATGCCCGGGATGCATTCGACGATGCACATGAGAATCGAGGTGACACGGAATTTGACCGCGCCGTGCGGTTTGCGATCCGCTCGAAGATGGGGCACGGATTCAAGACATCCCAGAAGACGGGCTTCAAAATAGACGTATTCGCCCGTGAGCGAAGCTACTGCCTCGACTGCTGGAACAGGCTGCCGTCGGACGTCTTTTTTGCTGCGGAGCGCCTGAAGCACGTGCAGATCGAAAACCGTCCGGCCCTCGATCTGATCCGGCGGTTCAACCATGAGAACGTCCTGATCTATGCTGACCCGCCGTACCTGCTCAAAACGCGGGGCGGGAAGCAGTATAAGCACGAGATGACGGACCAGGAGCATTTGGACCTTCTGGAGACCCTGAAACAGCACAAGGGCTATGTGATCCTGAGCGGCTACCGGTCCGAGATGTACGACCGTGAACTTCACGGATGGGACCGCATCCAGGCCAAGGCGTACAACCAGAACGGAGACCCACGGGAAGAAGTGCTCTGGTGCAATTTTGAAACGCCGGGGTTATTCGGGAGAGGAGGTACAGATGGGCGCACAGATTGATTTGCTCGACGAGATCATCGTTGACAATTTCGCGGGAGGAGTGCGAGGAGCAAATCTCACGGACTTCTGCAACTACGGAAGCGGTGGAATGGGATGACGCATCTGAGCCTCTTTTCCGGGATCGGCGGACTGGATCTTGCGGCGGAATGGGCGGGATTCACGACTGTCGGGCAATGCGAATTCGCCGAATACCAGACGAAGGTGCTGGAAAAACACTGGCCGGACGTACCGCGCTGGCGGGACATCCGGACGCTGACAAAGGAGAGTTTTTATGGGCGAACCGGACTTCGAACAGTTGACGTTGTTTCCGGAGGATTTCCCTGCCAGCCATTTTCCGTGGCTGGAAAGCAGAAAGGCAAAGGGGACGACCGTTATCTTTGGCCTGAGATGCTGCGCGTTATCCGCGAGCTGCGCCCGCATTGCGTCGTCGGTGAGAACGTGCCTGGAATTCTCAAGATTGCCGCCGGGCAGGTGGTCGAGGATCTGGAGCGCACAGGATATCACGTCGTCGTGCTCAATTTTGAAGCTGCGGCTGTCGGCGCATGGCACCGGAGAAGCCGGGTGTTTTTTGTGGGCTACGCCAAACACGATGGATGCGCTGCCGGCAAGATCTGCGGAGGCGACGATGCGAGTGGCGACCACAGCACGGGCACATGCACACCGTCCGTGCAATCTGCGCGAACAGATCGATCCGCTGACATGTGCAGTGTACGAAGCGGCGCGTGGGCTGTTGCCCACACCGACACAGCGGGACAACAAAAACGCGAATTCGCTGGAGCACCTTCTGCAGCCTGTTCTACCGGGGAACAACCGACATCGCGGGCAGCTGGCAAATGTGGCAAAACTGCTGACAACGCCGTGCGCGGCGGACGCAGTTGGATCCACGGGCGGCGGGAATCACAGGAGCTTGCGGACGGACGTTGCTGGGCAGCTGAACCCGGAGTGGGTCGAGTGGCTAATGGGATTCCCCATCGGGTGGACAGAATTAAGTGCCTCGGAAACGCCGTAGTGCCGCAGCAGGCATATCCGATTTTCATGGCACTGATGGACGAGCTGAAAGGAGAAAGAACATGACACTGACGGAACGTGAAAAGCTGATCGAGATTCTTAGTACCAAAATCCACCCGAGGGAGGGCGTTGACCCGGCGGAGGTGATCGCGGATTTTCTGCTGGATCATGATGTGATTCCAGTTACCAGATGCCGGGGCTGTGCAAATCGCGGGACAGGAGACTGCCCGATGGAGAGGGATTTTCCGTGGATCAGCAGTGATTCGGACGGGTTTTGCCACCGCGGCGAGAGAAAGGAGGAACCGTGATATGGCGCGCGAGGAACAAAAGAAAAATCTGTGCAGGCACATGACGTCCTACGGCAAGTGTACGCTGACGGAGGAGCCATGCGTGCAGGGCCCGTGCAGCCTGGAGGAGCTGGAGGAGTGGGTGCCGGTCGTGCGGTGCGCGGCGTGCCGGCACCGGACGGAGCCGAAGTACAACAAGGCGGACGATACGGCGCGCGGGATCACAAAGTGCGGCTACACGAAATCGCCGTGCAGCGGGCGGCTGGTATCTCTCACGGATTTTTTGCAGCTACGGAGAGCGGGAGGAGGACGCATGAGCGACAAAAAGCGGGAGAGCCGGAGCAGGCGGCTGGTGACGATCCGGGTAACGCCGATGACCTACCGGCACCTCTGCGCCATGGCGGAGGCGGGCGGGCTGAAATTTCCCGGCCAGGCCGTGGACAAGCTGGTGCGGAGCCTGGCGCTCCAGGCACGGGAATTGCGGAGAAAGGACGAGCGATGAACGAAATGAAAATTTTTAGCAATCCGGAATTCGGTCAGGTCAGAACCAAGGAGACCTACAACGAGAAGACCGACTGGAGCGGTACGCGGACGCTCGTCACGCCCAAGGGCCGCGAGGCGTTCCGGCTGCTGTACGTCGGGTAATTCAGGAGGGGCGCAATGAGCGAGGGGTCGTATCTCAAGGCGGACGTGATGTGCCCGTTTTATCTCTCGGATGACCGGCGGCGCGTCCTCTGCGAGGGCGTGATGCAGGGGGCGGTGACGGTCCAGCAGTTCCGGCGGCGGGAGGACCTGGAGCGATTTATGCGGCTGCGGTGCTGCCGGAGGTACCGGCTCTGCCCCGTCTATGCGGGGCTCATGACGAAATATGAGGAGGAGGAACCATGAAAAAGAGACCCTATGACGAACGGCGGGGACAGGCCCCGCGGCAGGAAACCGGACAAATGCGGACAGGCATGGACGGAAAAACACAGGGGACCCCGCGCGGCCTGCCGCGTGGGGAAGCGGAGGGCTACGGCTTCGGTGCGACTTCCGCCGCTGGCGGCGGAACCGCAGGAGAAGCCGTTAAACCGACGCATGGGCAGAGCACCACGGCGATGCCGGGGGCAGGTGCCCCGGGTGGACTGGCACAGGGGCCCGGCATGATCCCCGGGGGCCTGACAACGCCGGGAGCAGGCGCGGCGGGGGCCGCGGGAGAAGCTGTTAAACCGGCGATCGGGGCGGAGGAGCTGCTGGACTTCACGCGCATCCTCCAGAAGTACAAGGCGGGCAAGGCGCGGACGGAGCAGCGCATCCTTGCCTCGGAGCAGTGGTGGAAGCTGCGAAACTCCACGGAGGAGCAGAAGGTTTCCCAGATCGGGAAGGACGGGGGCTTCCGGAGCGTCTCCGGCTGGCTGCACAACGTCATCGTTGCCAAGCACGCGGACGCCATGGAGAGCTATCCGGAGCCGAACATTCTGCCGCGGGAGCAGGGCGACCGGGCGGAGGCGCGGATGCTCTCGGCCATCATCCCCTGCGTGCTGGAGCAGAACCACTTTGAGCGCACCTACTCCGACGCCATGTGGCAGAAGCTCAAGACGGGCACGGGCTGCTACAAGGTGATCTGGGACAAGGACAAGCTCGGCGGGCTGGGCGACATCTCCGTCGAGCGCGTGAACCTTCTGAATATCTACTGGGAGCCGGGCATCACCGACATCCAGAAGAGCCGCTATTTCTTCCACACGGAGCTTGTGGACAAGGACATTCTCCAGGAGCGGCACCCGGAGCTGCAGGGGAAATTAGACGGCGGTACGTTCCTCTCCACGAAGTTCCTCTACGACGACGCCGTGGACACCACGGACAAGGCGACGGTCATCGACGTCTACTACCGGAAGTGGGCCGGGGACCGGGCGGTGCTGCACTACTGCAAGTACGTCGGGGACCATGTGCTCTTCGCCACGGAGAACCGGCCCGACATGGCGGCGGCGGGGCTCTACGACCACGGGAAATTCCCCTACGTCTTCGACGCGCTCTACCCCATCGAGGGCAGCCCCTGCGGCTACGGCTTCGTGGACATCTGCCGGAATCCGCAGACGGAGATCGACCTCATGAAGACGGCCTTCGTCAAGAACGCCATGGCGGGCGCGACGCCGCGCTACTTCTCCCGCGTGGACGGGAACATCAACGAGGAGGAGCTGCTGGACCTCTCCAAGGCCGTGGTCCATGTGAACGGCAATGTGGACGAGGCGTCCCTGCGCGTCATCGACCACAGCTCCCTCGACGGGAACTACCTGACGGCCCTCCAGTACACGATCCAGGAGCTGCGCGAGACCTCCGGCAACACGGAGACCTCGACGGGCTCCACCTCGGCGGGCGTGAC